ATACAGTTTGAATCATTTCTCTTACTGTATTTATTTTTATTGTTTCACTTTCTTCGTTTATGATTTTTATATCGGGATGATTTTGTGAATCAAAGCGTATGCAAGACTTGCAATTGCATTCTTCATCTTTTGTCAAACATAAAATTTCTTTTGCAATTTCTTTTGCAATTTCTTTTTTCCCAATTCCTTCTTTTCCCAAAAACAAGTAACTGTGCAAAACATTATTGTTTTGCACAATTTTCTTTAATTCATTTCTGGTCGTTTCATTTCCTTTTATTTTTATATTCATTTTTCTCCAACAATCTTTTTATTTTTTGTCTGGATTTCCAAATTTGTTTAATGGCCAGAATCTAATCCATACTTTTCCTTCTATCTTGTCTATTGGAATACATCCAAATGATCTACAATCTGTACTTTGTGGTCTATTGTCTCCCATGGCAAATACATAACCTTCTGGTACTATTAAGTCAGTAAACGCTCCATCACATGCAGTTGTTACTACTGAAGAATTAAGATATGGCTCTTTTTGTTCTTCTCCATTTATATATACTTTGTTATCTTTTATTTCTATGTGTTCTCCTGGAAGTGCAATAACTCTTTTTATATATGATGTTTTTCCAAATTCTAATATATTATAAACAAACTTTTCCCATAATCCGTGTGGTTCATTGCTGTATATTGCAACTGGATTTGCCATATCAGCATTTTCATGTTTTATCTTTGTTACACTTGGAGCTTCAAAAGTTATTATATCACCTCTTTTTATATCTTTTTTTAATGTAATTGATAATCTATTTAGGATTAATTTTTCATCTGGTTTTAAGGTTGGATACATTGACCTTTGTTTTACAGTTGTTGGTGTTCCTATAAAATGTCTAACAAGTAGGGATAGAACTATTGCAATTACTATGCAATATCCCCATTCTAAAATATTCTTAACTTTTGGATTCAATCTTTATGCCTCTTTTCTATTCTTTTTTAGTAGTTTTCTTTGTTGTTTTAGGCTTTTTAGGGCTTGCTTCTTTTGTATTTTTTTTAGCTGTTGTTGTTTTCTTAGCTGTACTTGCTTTCTTAACTGCAGCTTTTTTAACTTCTTTTTTCTCTTTTATTGGCTCTTCTTTTACTTCTTCAACTTTTTCTGTTGTCTCATTTACTTCTTCAACAACATTTTCTTTTACTTCTTCAGCTTTCTTTTTTGCCATTTCCTTTTACCTCCTTTTTTATTTTTATATTAAAAAAGAGCCTTACGGCTCTTTAAATAATAACTATTTATTTTGTTATGTCATAAATATAATCTGCTGTTTTTTCTAACAATATACTTTCTGGTGTATCTATATAATTTTTTCCTTTTAAATATTCATTTGATTTATCATACAAATATTCCATAAATGCAATTGCTTCATCTTCACTTATGTTTTCAATTTTACTTAAATATCTATTTATTCTTGGATCTTTTATCTTTTTTAATGCCTTTAGATCCTGATTATTAATTCTTATTTGCATTATTATTCTTTCCTTTCAATTTTTCTGCTATTTTTGTATGTGTTTTATGTACTGTTGTTATTATTCCAGTATCAGGGTTTATATATAAAGTAGTTCTTTCTCCTATTGCTTTAAAACTTGGTCTTTCTTCAGTATCATACACTATTTTACCACAATTTAGTGGATTTTTCAATGTATCTATAATATCATCAAGTTCTATTTCCCTTTGTCTTACTCTATCTATTAAATGTTTTGAAATATCGTTAATCTCTACCTCATTTATAATATTACCTGCTACTTTGCTTTTTATAAATTCTTGTTGCCTTATTTTTTCACTTTCAATAATATCACTAAATGTTGTTTGATGATTCATCTTAAATCTTTCTTTGTATTCTTGCCATTGTAACCTTTTATTGTGATATTTTTCTACATTTTCATTATCTGTACTTCCTAATTCTAACCTACTATATTTCTGTATATTTCTGTCAATATAATTCAATTTTTGTTCATTTTTGTAATTTTCTTCTTTTTCTTTTAATTGTTGCTTTGTAGGTGGTGTTACCTCTGAATTAACACCAGGAAAGTATGTAACTGCTGTATCTTTGCAATTAGGATGAAACAATTTTGCTTTTATTGCTGTACTTAATAAAGGATAACCTGTTTCCTTGCTTTCTGCTTCTGTTCCTCCACTCCATACATCGTCAATAAATATTTTTCCTTGAAATTTTATACAATATGGACATCCTCCACCACGATTTGGAACTAGGACTGTATGTACTCCCCATTCAGCTCTTTTTGTTCCTTCGCCTTGTAAATATGCCCTTTTATTTGCTGTTCTAATGGCCATCTCTGCATATGCTACAATATTTACCATTGCACCATTTGAATATTCTATACTATTTATACCTTTTGAAATAAAATCTTTTGTGGCCATATCAACTGCTTGTTGTATTGTTCCTGAACCTGTATCTGCATATATTTGAGCATCATATATTATCTGTCTATATTGATCGTTAGTATATCTTAATATTGAAAGTTCTGCTTTTTGAAAATTCTCTGTTGTTTCTTTTAATAATGCATTAAGTTTTCTATCATTTATTTTAAAAAAGTTTGATTCTGCTTGTTCTGTTTTTTCATATATTCTAGTAAGTTGTTTTTTCTTAATCCTTTTGTTTCTAGTATTTTTATAAATATGCCATAATTTGTTTATTTGCTTGTCATTACTATTGAAATTACCTTCTTTTATGGCTTCTAATATTACTCTTTCTTGATCTAGTTTTCCATTTTCAAAACTTTGTTTTATCAATGCTTCTACATCGTTATTTATTGTAGAAAAGTCATTTTTAAATAGTTTTTTATTGTTTCTTTTAAAATGTTCTAATGATTTTAATTGTTCTGTTTGCCAAGCACTCCAATTCATATCAAGGTCTTTTTCTTCGTTTAAGTGCCTTGTAAGGTTTCTCTTCATTGATTTTATAAGAGTTTCTTCTATTCTTTGAAATGCTTTTGAAACATCATATTCATTATTCATTTACTTTCTCCTGGTCTTTTTTTTCTTCTTTTTGTCCTTCTACTTTTGGCTCTTTTTCCTTTGGTTCTGTCTCTTTAGGTTCTAGTTCTTCTGTTGTATTTTCTCCCATTTCTAAATCAAAGTTTATTGCTGGTTCTTCTATATCAACAATTCCTTGTTCTGCTTTTAATCTTGCAATCTCTTCTAGCTTCCACTCTTCATCTTTAGAATCACCATATAATTCTTCTACACAGGCTTCTATTGACATTATTCCTTGCTGTTTTCCTTTTCCAACTGTTTCAACTTGTGCTTCGAATGAAGGGTTGCTATATTCTCCAAATTTTAAACTAACTTCTATATCTTTAGATAAACCTTTATTTTCCATTTGGTCTCTTGATTTTAAAACTGTGTTAATAACCTTTGGAATAAACTCTGATAGTGTATCAATTATTAAGCCTCTAGTATATAGAGTAGTTTTTTCTTTTTCCCTTTGTGCTTCAGCATTATCTAATTTCTTTGTGTCGATTCCAAGTGTTGATGGACTTACAATTCCTTGTAAACATAGATCTAAAAATGTGATATATGATTGTAAGTAATTTTCTGTTGGTATTTCTGCTTGCTTTATTTCAATAGTATCTTGTCCATTTTCTGACATACTTCCTTCAGGAGAAATATATTTATTATCAAATGGATTACTATTTAATAAAAATTCTCCTGTTTCAGGATCTCTTGGAATCATACTTTCAGGAATATATTTTATTGCTCTTCCTGCTCTAACTGCTTCTAGCCATTGAGATATAATTTCGTCTAAACTATCAAAAGAGTCATATTTTCCTTCGAAAATCGACTCTCCTCTTCCTTTATATTTTACTGATTCACTTAACATTACTGGTACAGCCCACATTATTGATTTATCAAAAGTTATATTTTTGAGTTTTGCTAATGCAGGAACTTTATTCAAACTTACTTCTTGTCCATCTTTTAATAACTTATAAGTTATATATCCAAATCCATAATGTTCTTCTAGTAAATATGTTGTATTTCCTTTTTCGTGAAAAGATTTAAATACTAACTCTACTAACCTACCTCTTTTATATATAAAATCTATTTTTGAGCCATCTACCCATTCAAGAATTGCTTTATCAGATATATCAGCATCATAGTTTATTTTTATTGCACCATCACCTATATGTAATAAATCTCCTAATAAGGCCTTTAACATTTTACTGTCAAATTCATTTTCTTTGTTAACTTCTTTCCAATATTCATCTTCTACATCATCGCCTGCATAATCTGTCATAACTGTATTTATAATAGTTTTTATTATTAACTTTGGTAGTCCTGAATGCGATTTTTTCATTCTAATATCTGCCGTTTGTGCTGCACCCCAAAAAGTATCTTCTGCAAACATTAACTGACTATAAAATTCAGATAATTCTCTACTATCGCCTCTATACCATATTTTATTTTTTATACAATTAGCTTGAAAATCCATATTTTCATTTATTATAAATGTTTGA